GCCCGCCGCAAGGCCACCGCGCGCCAGTTCGACGCCCGCCGCGCGGCGGCGAATGACTTTGACCACGACACCGAAGACCACACCACCCATGCATGACACCGCACACCTCGTCGACGGCCCCTGCGCCGTCACCGCCATCGCAGCCGCGCACCAAGCCGTCGTCGTCCGCCTGACGCCAGCGCCGCCCATCATGCGCTGGCGCCTGCCCGCCGGCCACACCCTGGTCGGCCTGTGCGGCGCGGCCGGCTCGGGCAAGAGCACGGCCGGCGACATCCTGGTCGACCGCCATGGCTTCACCAGTTGGGCATTCGCCGAGCCGCTGCGCGACATGCTGGCCGCGATGTTCGAGCCCGCAGGCATCGACCACCGGTGGTTCACCGAGCCCGGCCTCAAGGAACAGCCCATCCCAGAACTCGGCTTTACCGGCCGGCTGCTGATGCAGACCCTGGGCACGGAATGGGGCCGGAAGCTGGACCCGAGCCTGTGGGTGCGGCTGACCTCCCGCGCGCTTGGCCTGCACGACCTGCCCGACAGCACGCCGGTGCACGACCGCATCGTCATCACCGACGTGCGCTTCCCGGAGGAGGCGGAGTGGATCCGCCGCGTCGGCGGCCATGTCGTGCTTGTGGACCGACCGCAAGCCGTACCCGTGCGCCAGCACGAGAGCGAGGCGCACTACCGCCGGCTCGAGCACACCGCCGTCATCGACAACTCCGGCGGCCTGGAGCAGCTGCACGCGCAGGTTTCGCAAGCGCTCCTGCACATCGACATGCTCGACGACCTGCCGCTGATGCCCTGACGCGCCATGGGACGCACCGCAAAGCCCCGCCGCGCCTACAGGCCCCGCCCCGTGATTGCCGACACCGTCGAGACCGCCATCGCCCGCGCCGGCCTGCTGCCTGGGTCAACGCTCCAGGCGCTGCGCGCCGCGATCATCGCGGCACTGGACGGCCTGCGCACCGGCACCGGCCAATGGCCCGCCTGGTGCAGCATGGCCGATGCGCTGAACGTCGCCGAACAGCTGGCAGCCGACGGAATCGCCAGCAATCACGCGGCCACCATTGCCGCAGCCCAGTCCGTGCTGGCCGACCTGCACGCGCGCCTGGCCGAAGGTGCACCCTGGACCCTGCGCGCCGCCGAGCTGAAGGCGCTGCAAGACGCCGCCGAGATCGCCGAGATCCAGCTTGAGTACGCCAGCCAGGGCGAGGTCGCCGACGCCATCGAAAGCGTCAAGCGCCGCGTCGCCGGCGCACTGGCCGGCAGCGTCGGCGCAGACACCACCGTGTGCATCGGCGGCCTGGGCCGCGACCGCACGACCGTCGACACGACCGCTGAAGCCGCCGCATGACCACCGCCACTCGGCCGCGTCCAGGCCGCGATCCTGGGCCTGCTGCAGGACATGCAGCCCCGCAAGCCGCTCGAGGTCCAGCAGGCCCTTGGCATCACCAACACCAGCGCCGACAACGCCCTCAGAACCCTGGCCGCGTCTGGCCTGGTGCTCCGGCAGCCCGATGGCTCGTACATCACCCGCGGCGGCGATGTTGACCAGGCGCTGTGCCGCGCGGTCAGCGTGTGGGCGTATGCGGCGCGCTTGGCCACACCGAGGAGCACCGCATGACAGTGACCGCCAAAAGCCATGACAAGCTGCTATGGGGCGTCCGCTTCACTGGCTCGTCGGTCGACCCGGGGCCGATGCTGATCGGCACGCTTTGGATGGACGGGGCGCGGGAACAGGCGTACCCCGGAGAGCCTACACGCGCCCTGCTTTTCACCACGCGAGCCGCCGCGCGAGAGTTCTGCCGGTATCAGATGGCGCTTTGGTCACTGGGCGACAGCATCGTGCGCCAGTGGCGCGTGCAGCCAGTGCGCGTGCGGGAAGTCGTGGCCGAGGTTGCCGGGGCCAAGACGAGGCTGCGATGCGGAAAATCGGCCCGCACATCGACCTCGCGGTCACCCGCGCCCCCAGCGACGGTGTCGGCGTGATGGACTGCATCGCGCTGAAGGCCGCCGCATGAATCGCGCCAACCCGACCGCCGCCACAGAAGCCGCGACTCCATGGGACTGCCTCCTGCGCCAGCCGCCGCAGCGCATGTCACCGCGCGTCGACCCCGACGAGCAGATGGCCCAGCCCGGCACGAAGCTGGCCAGGCAGCTCGCGGTCCTGGCCGAGCGCGGCAGCTGCACGACGCTGACTCTGTCGGCCTGCACCGACCTCGAGTCTCGCCAAGTGTGGGGGCTTTTGAAGGCGCCTCGCGCCATCGGGCAGGTGGATTTCCTGGATGGCCGCTGGCAGCTGGTGCACGGATTCGCCGGCCGCGACGTCGAGCGCGCCGCTGCTCTGCTGCGCGATCTGGGGTGGCGGGTGTTGCCGCCTAGCGTGGGAGCTACGGCCGACGCAAACGGCGCCGGGCTGTAGCCACAGAGACAACGTGACCGCCGTTTGCGGTCGGCCTTGAGCGACGGGTTAGGCCGCCGCTACCGGAGCGAAACGACATGGGCAAGAAAGACAGCAGCGAACTTCCTCCGCCAGTGACGCGGAAAAGCAGCAAGGCCGACCTCTGGGCCGAGATCGAGGCCATGCAAGACGAGATTGACGGGCAGCAAAGCGCACTGTCCGAAGCGATGGCGGCGAGAGATGCTGCGGTTGCCGAGGCGCAGAAGCTGCGCGAAAAGCTGGCAAGCGCGTACCTTCGGCTGAACGTGATTCAGGCGGCGCTGAGCCAGCCGGAAGCGGCCTAACGTTCGAGCTGAGCAGACCGCGGAGGCATGACCATGCAGGCACACAGAGGCAGACCCGCCGTAGCGGGTCTGCTTGAGCGAGGGGTTAGGCGCGTGGTGTGCGACTGCGCGCCGGACGCGACAGCCACTCGCGCAGCGCTGAGACGCCGCCGCGGGCCTGCAGCTCGGCCCAGTGGGCATCGGACAGGCGCATGGTGCGCACAGGCGCCTCGGTGCTGGCGCCTGGTGGCAGGGGCGGACGCCCCCGGCGCTTCGGCTCGGGGGCTTGGTTCACTTCAGCACCACTGCCTCGGCGCCCCAGGGGTAGCGACCATCGTCCTCGGCGGCGAATGCTCCGGCGCTGACGTAGTTCTCGACGGCCATGCAGACGTGATCCCATTCGGCGGCGGTGGGCTCGGCCCAGATGTCGTCGGCGCTGCGGCTCGAATCGCTGATGGCGTGGATGGCGGTTGCCACGGCGATGTGCGTCTCGCGGCTGGCGGCCCAGGCGCCATCGATGGTCGGCACCGGGTACTGCAGGCTGACCGCAGGCAGCTCGATAGCCACCAGCTCGGTATCGCGCCCCATCGCTGCCTCTGCGGCGGCCTTGCTGTCGTAGCCAGCGTCACGGCACACCGCCTCGATCGCTGCTTCGGTGGAGTCTGCCTCGACGACGCCGAAGCTGTGGCCGCTGGCGCTGTTGCTGACCTCGTACTTGCTCATGCTGCTCTCCTGTCTGCTCGACAGGACCGCCCTGTCGATGGACATAAATGTATTACGGCAAACGCAGCGGCGCAAGCATTTTTTTGTAACACGGGCAAAGCGCCTAACGTTCGAATTGAGCCGGTGACCCCGGCCACGGAGGAATGATGACCACAGAAACCACGCCGGGGGCACTCGGCTCGAATGAGGGGTTAGGCCCCAGCCTACCCGAAGCGTGACAGTGCAACCGTACTAGGACTAAACGACGTGGATAAGCAAACTGACCTGACTGCGAGGCTGCAAGACGAAGCTGATTTGTGTCGCAGCGATGGCGCAGACGACATTGCCGCGCTGCTGGATGACGCCGTGGCCGAGATTGAGCGGCTGCGCGCCGAACTGCAATACGCCAGAGACGGCCTGACAAAAGGCCGATCCCGTATGCGCGAGGACTTGGAACGCCACAAGCCGCTGGTGCAGGCCGTCGAGTGGCTAGTGGAAGAAGGCCACATGTACCCCGAAGACTTGGCGCGGCTGCGCGCTGCGCTGGATGGCTTGCGGCCTAACGCCTGAGCTAAAAGGCGCCCCGCGACAGAGCAGGCAAACGAGCGGACGCTGTAGGGCGTCCTTTTTCAGCGAACAGTTCGGCCTCTGGTGCCGACAACAAAGGAACTGAGCATGAGCAAGACTCCCGTAGGCGCCCGCGTTGGCGCAATTCTGAGCGGCGACAACACCGAGGTTCACTTGCTCGGGTTCGGCGTGTACGACGGCGAGCAAGAGGCGCCATTCGGCCCGATGGGCGCGCCGATGAGCGAGATTGACGCCATGAAGGAGCGCGGCGAACTGCCCCGCGATTGGGTGTGGAAGAACCCGCGCATCACGCTGGACGACGGGCGTGTGGTGTGGGGCTGCCAGTGCTGGTGGGGGCCGGAAGAGGCCATCCGCAAGCGCATTGAAGGCTTGAAGATCATCCCGGCCACGGTTTGAGGCCGAACGATCGAATTCAGCCGCGCCGCTAGGCGTCGGCTGGAATGAGGGGTTAGCCCGATCCCCCAAAAAGCGGCACAACGTAGGAACGAAATGGAAACCTTCACGCAACCGAAGATCACCGGCTACCGCCAACTGACGCCCGTGGAAGCGGCGTTGATGAACGAGGGCAAGGCGCTGGCCGAGCAGTGCGGCGCCTACATCGCCAAGCTGCGCGCCATGCCAGCGACCGGCGCCAACGGCGTGCCGTTCGTGAACGAGACGCCGGACGGCCCGGCGCCCAGTTTGGACCAGCGATGGGTGAGCATCGGCGCGACCGACCTGCAACGCGGCTTCATGGCCGTGATTCGCGGCATTGCGCAGCCCACCACGTTCTGAGCATGGAAGCGGCGCCCGACTTCGAGGCCCTGCGCGACCGCCGCAATGCGGCCGTGCAGGAGATGCACCAGAAGATGGCCGACGAGTGGGGCGTGCCGCTGCAAAGCCTGCGCTCCAACTTCAACCCGGCCGCGTGCTACTGCGCATGCGGCGCGGGCGGCCCATGCGAACACAAGTGGGACGGCGAGGGCTGGGAGAGCGAGGACGGCTGCGCGTGGAGCGCGACGTGCTCGCGGTGCGGCTGCACTGCGATGAGCCACGCCATGAGAAACGCCCCGTGAGCCACAAGCGGGCTAACGAGCGAAGTGAGGCGAGAGCGCCGCTTGCCGGCGCGAATCGCCTCGACTGAGGGGTTGGGCGGCCGGTGATCGAAGCCACGAAAGGATGAACACCATGAACTCAGTGCAAATGGCGGCGAAGCTCTACCAGTGCCGCGACAGCGCCAAGACGCTGATGGGCGACAAGTACAAGGCCGAGATTGCGAAGTTTTCGGAGTTGATCGCCGCGCAGGCGAAGCGCGACGGGTGCTCGGAACTGTCAGCAGCCACCGACCTTGCCGCCAAAGCTGGCGGCTTCGGCGCCGTCTACATGCTTGCCGCGTATGTGGAACTGGTGGAACCGAGCGAGCCGCCCAACGTTCGAGTCCAGCCGGCGTAGCTCGGCTGGGACGAGGGGTTATGCAGCGCCTGGTGGCGCATAAAGGAACTGACCATGTGGGAAAACCTGGACCCGACAAAGCGCGACTCCGCGCACTACTCCGTGATGCGCAAGGCATCAGCCCACAGCGGCATGGAGGCCCTGCGCGCGATGTTCCCGGAAGGGAATGCGGACGATCTGAATATGGTGCTTTTTTCGACCAGCGGCGTGCATGGCACCTACAACACCATTGAGGAAGCCGAGGCGCATTTGCAGAGCCCCGGCGATGAGAGCTTTGCCGAGGTCACGTTCTTGGTGCTGCATCCGCGGCTGGTGGCGTTGCGCTATGGCGTTTGCACTCCAAACACGCAAGCCGACATCGAATACCTGAAGCGCCTACGCGCCACGAGTCACGCTGAGCTAGCGAAGGTGGGTTTTGGTGCTGCATAACGTTCGAGCTAAGACGCCCAGCGCGGCGCAAAGGAAGACCGATGACCACTGAATCCACGAGTGCAGACGACGCCACCCGCCGCGATGGGTCGGCCTTGAGCGAGGGGTTAGGCGCGTGGCAGCCGATTGAGACTGCGCCGCGAGGCAGCGGAGAGAACGGCCCAAACAACGTGACACACCCGGACTACGTGAAGCCACCCGACTTGCTGCTGAAGCATGCAGACGGCATCGCTGTAGGCTACTACGAGTGGTACTACCACCCGGGCTACGGCAGAGGCGCGAGCCCCGATGAGCCGGTGTGGCGCAGCCGGCCCGACTACTCGGGCTTGTACGAAGTAACGCACTGGATGCGCCTGCCGGCCCCGCCGGTAAGCGCCTAACGTTCGAACTAAGCGCGTTTGACACGGTACTCCGTGGCAAATCCGCTTGAGCGAGGGGTTAGGGCGCCGTAGCCGAAGCGAAAAGCACTTGCGCGCGCCACAAACATTGTGCATACTATGCGCATGCTTGGTCATCCCGGCTAAGCAACTAGGAGAGCCACCGATGAAGACTGCGATAACCATGATGATTGCCGCCGCTGCGGCCCTGGCCTTGACTGCGTGCAGCAAGGATGTGAGTTTTGACACGCTGGAGAACGCACGCAAGCAGGCCAAAGAGAACGCGGAGTTCAACGCCCGCGCCTGGCGCTCGCAGCTTCCGGCGATGTCCGAACTGAGCCTCATCAGCCGTGGCGACAGCACGCAGGCCCCTGCTTGCCCTCAGGGCGACGGCTGGGCGACGATTGACGTTGTGGACCCGAAGTCCGCAGCGGTGCGCGTGAAGCTGAAGTGCAGCACGGTCAGCGACAGCGTCGGATGCCGCGCCGACCCCGATTTCAAGGCGAGTCCGTTTGCCAATGAGGACGGCCGGTGCCAGAGCACAGACAAGGTGCCGCACCCTCTGCCGAAGATTGCCAAATGACAGCCGTCGGCATGTTCGCCGGGCGCGGCGATGTCGTGCTGGCCCTGCTGGTGGCGGCGGCGGCCAGCTTCTGGCTTGGATACTGGGCGCGTGGGCGCGTGCAGGCTGGCAAAGACTGGCTGGCGCGCAGGAAGGCCAAGCCATGACGAACCGCCCACTTGTTGGAAGCGCTCCGACAGAGCGCTACAACGTGTCGCTGCCGCCCGATGTGGCCGAAGCGCTGCGCAAGGCGGGCGGCGGCAACCTGAGTGCAGGCATTCGGCTTGCCGCCGCGATGCTGGCACGCAAGACTGCTGGCAAGAAGTGGCGCCCTAACGGGCCAGGTGAGCCCGGCCGATAGGCTCGGCTCGACCTGGGGGTTAGGCTACTGGTTGAAAACTGGAGAGAACTATGCAAGCCACGTATTTGGAAGTGTGCGCCCAAGTGCGCTACTGGGAAGATGCCACCGTGAACGGCACCGAAGACACCGAAGGCACGCTGATCCCGGCGCGCAAAGGGGACAACTGGGCGCCAGTGGTCCGGCTTGCCGACGGCTTGGTGATGGACTGGCCGCATGGCACGACCGCCGACATTCACTACAAGGTGTGCGACGCTGGCGAATACTGGCTGCTGGATGACGAGCGCAAGCGCGTTGCGAAGTGGTCCGGCTTCTACGTGCCAAGTGACTTTCTTTGCCACGGCGACGAGGGATACGGCGACTACATCATTCTCAAGGTCGGAGCCGATGGGCTGATTGAGAAATATCGAGCGCCCAAGGTCACGATGAACTGCGGATGCGACGAGGAAGATCAATCTGGGTGGGCCGTAGTGGCCTAACGTGTTTTAGCCAACTTCTGGAGACTTTGCAGCATGCGATTTCGCACCCGATCAGGCGCCGGCAGATACGCCGCCCGATGCCGCTGGCGTGCGGCTGAATCACGCGCAGCCATCGAACGCGACGCCGGCATCCCCGACCGCGAGCCCTACGTCGATGCGCGCCAGCCGATCACGCTGGATCTGCGGAGCTACGGAGGCCAGCGGCTGCGCATCGAGCCTCGCCTGGGCTACCACGCATGTCGCGCCATTGGCGACACTGG